ACGTCCGATACGATGTCCCTGTAATCGAAATTATACCGTATCGAGGCGTCAAGGATCTCGTCTTCGGCTATGGTCTTATCAACCGCGCCGGCCGGCCCGGTAATAGATACCGTCCATTTCAGGTCATCGTCGATGTATATCTTGCCTAATATGGTCTGCATTATGGAGGTTATGAGTGATTTATAGGTAGGAAAATCGTTTCCTGAAGACTCTGGTATGGCCAAACCGATCTCGTCTGTTATCGACCCTTGAAGTGCCGTAAACCCGGCCGCATCGATTTCGGCCTCGGTTAGCCCGAGGTTTTTCAGCAGCTCGAAAAGTACAACGACGCCTTGCGTGAGGTTTCCCGTCTCGGCGCTATCTGCGCCAAACGACGGGCCGCCTAGAGTTACGGTGTTTTTCTGCCCATATATCCTACAATATAGCGCGTCAAACGGGTCTAAAGGTGACGTAATCGATGGCGTTGTCGTAGCCTCGAAATTATCGACCAATACAAACCCGGCGACCTTATTTACGGCGTCCGTGTATTCGGTATATTGTTTGCCGTACTGGAGGTCGTAGACTATGCCGCTTTTAAACAGCGTCAACGCGCCCACGAATGACCGCTTGACTACCGATCCGGTTGCGGCCAGTACACCGATAGCGGCGTGGTCTATATAATGGCTGCCGGTTTTATTAACGCCGGTTATATTTACAAAACCATCCGAGCCAGCGCCGGCACTACTATCAATCCACACTGAGTCGCCAACACGGAGGCCATCTGCACTGACGACGTAAGTCCTTATGGTAGTAGACACCGGACTAGCCGGGACGGTTGCGGAAACCGAGCCCAGATTAGTTTCATCTGAGATACAGATATAATCGCGGTTGCTGAAAAGCCCCGAAGCCTCTGCATAATCAATATTTACCGGCACGTAGCCGTCTACGACACCGCGTACGGTGCGGATAGGGCGACCGTCGAATTGAGGATCAAGTAAAGGAAAACGAGTAGTGCTGTAAAAGCTAACACCCGTCGAGTTGCGGTATTCTTCGGCGAAAATATTTGTGCGGTCAAGTAGATTAAAAATGACATTGTCTTGACTATAAGTTATAGATTTTACTATGCCCCGGTAAACCTGTTTAATGTTGGCTGTCGTCAATGGGCCGAGGTAATGATACAGGTCTATGTCGGCCTGATAAAAAGAGCTGTCGTAGATATGTTTTTCAAATAGATGCGTCACGTTTGCCATCGATATCTGTGTCGATTGCGTGGGCAGAAAGCCGAAAAGACTGTCCGAAGCGGTTGAGCTTATCTGCGGGCTGCGCGTTATCATTGGCTCATAATAGACGTCCCTGGTTGTTGAGTCTAGCGGGTTGCGGTTAAAATGCGCGTCGAAAGTCCCGAACCACATTTCATAGGTAATCACAACGTCACTTGAAGCCGGATCTGAGCCGATATCTATATAGACCGTGTCGGCGTTCTCATCAAAGAACCAGTCGCCGTCTGACAGGGCCGCCGTAGTCGCGAGGTCTTTCTCTGCGCCGTCAACGTCCAGGATAACGCCCTGACCGTAGTCAAAGCCGGCGCTATATTTCGTCCCTGAAATAAGCGACCAGCCCGTAGTGTCGGCAAACCTGCGAGGTTTGAACACAGCCAGATATTGAGACTCTATACCTTCATTATCGATGTTAGCTGCATAGGTCAAAAATCAGCCCCTACTAAGTACAGTTCAAACGGTGCGCGGCCCATTGACGGTGTCGTTGGCGTATATGCCGCCGTGTAAACCGGGTCAGGCCAAGCCTTGCGCCAACTAAGATGGCTGGTTTCAAGGTAGCTATAACTATCGGCGGCCATAACGAAGCAATACTCGTCTGCGCCGTTCATGGAAAAATCTGTAAATTCGAAATATATTTCTTTAACGGCGTTGTCTTCTGTGGTTAAATCAGCGATATTCCACGTTGTCGTGGACGACGCCAACAGAACACCAGGCGCATCGGCGGTGGCGTCTTTGTCCAGAGAGTATATTTTCATCGTTAAATTACTAAACGTAGGCGCGTTATAGATAATTATCCAGGTTCTGACCGCCTTTAGTACGATGTCTTCAACTGGTTTTATCACTTGAAACTGGTCTGTATTTGCCAGCTCTCCTGACTCCCACCGCGAACCGTAAACTGACCAGACCATTATAATTGCTCCAATAGTTCCATAGACATTTGATAATTTCCAGGGCTTACAAGCTGATAATTAGGCGCTCCTGAGAACTTACAATACCGCACGTAATAATTAGACGACGAGCTAAACGCCGTTTCAGAATCGAATACGATAAAAAACGGTTGGCTCACGCCGAAGTCGTCGAAAAACGTGTCGAGGTCTTCTTTTTCGGCGACCGTAAGGCCAAACCACTCAAGTTGAAATTTCTCGGTTTTCTCTCTGATGTCTGAGAACACCTGCCCGCCTTCGCTTGTTACGCTAGGGCTGCGGTCAACATATCCGCCTCGAAACGGAAACTGAGGCTTCCCGCGTGTTCCCTCGAAATAGTCGCCCAGAAAACACGCGCCCAGCTCGACGAACCCCTGCGGGTTATTGAGGTCGTCAATCTCCAACCGCCAATACCGTAAAGCTTCCGTATGTAGGCCAGCCGTGTCGATTTCTATAATAGCCCGCCCGTTATATGTCAGCGTCGTTTCATACGAAGGCGACGACCACGCGTCAGTCTCGTTTGCCTGAAGTTTTAGAACTGAGGACGGCGCGATTTTAAGAGGCTCATTTCTAGGGCCGATCATTATAAAAGCCTGCGGGTTGGTCGATATGCCCATATCCCATTTAATCCACTCTTCGGTTGCAAGCCTTAACGTATCGGCCGTATACGTCAACGCGCCCGTGTCGTCGGGCGTATCAAAACCCATCTGCGCCGCGAGCGTCGTATTCAGTGACCAGCGCAGAGTGAATAGCCCGGTGCCGCCAACGCCGTTGGATGTGAATTTGAAGCGAAACGTATCGGCCTCCTGGACTATCGTATAAGTCGAAGCCGCCGCAACGGCTCCGTCCATCTTTGATTTAATCTCGGCTATGAGCAGGTCCGAGCTGGCATATGTGCCGACAGTAAGCGCGGCGGTCAGGTCAACGCCGCTGGTTTCTTGAAAAGTCAGCACGTTGTTACCTGTCGTTATCTCCCAGTAGCCGTCTGAGCGCCAAACCTTGCTTCGGCGCTGCGCGTTATATAGATTCTCTGCTAAAAAGGCCGACTGTTCACTTGATACCGTGGCGTTCGATACGACGTCGGCTGCAAGGAAGTTTGTTTTCATTAGTAAAGTGCCCATTTATGCCACCCTAAAGCCTTGTCGGTTGAGGTTTAAAAGCACTTCCGCAAGCTGCGCCTCGCCTATATTGATAGACAGGTTTAGATTCTGATCGCCGCCATGAGGCGCTACGGCGTTCTCTTGGCGGTTGATTTTGTCGGCCAACCCGTCAATGAGTTTAAATAGGTTATCAGTCGTCTTCGGCGGCGTGACCAGCTCGCCTGATGTCAGGCCAGCGTCAAACGAGTCGCCAGGAAATCCGCCAGGAACCACGCCACCGCCTGCGAGGCCGATCTTTTTAAGTGCGCCGCCACCGCCTCCGCCTCCTCCGCCACCGCCGAAGTTTTTAAGTGCGCTCTCAAACGAGTTTAGCCAGTCGGGTTTTGGAAAACTTAGTTTCAGGGCTTTAATCTTTTTGACACTTATTTTCCATTTCGGGCGTTTGACGCTAACTAAAACGCTAGTCGGAGGTATGACTATGCTCGACGAAAACGACGAGCCCATTGATTTGCCAATGGCTACCGAGCCCTCTAAAAACCCTCGCGCTATTGATTGGCCGATTGCGGTGCCGGCCTTAGATAGCCCTCTGGCCAAACCGCGAACCAACGCGATTGCGATTGCGGGGACAGCGGCGAGCAGGGCTTTTACGATGCGCTCCAACCCACCTTCTATAAGTAAGCTGTCGATGAGAGCGGCGACAATTTCGCCACTTGCGGCCGCGATGCCTTTGGCCAATGCCTCGGCAACCGGCCCGATGTTTGCGGCGATTATTTCCATCAGTGGCGCTATTTCATCGGCCAACATTTTTACTATGGACGGCAGATTATCAAAAACCGCATCGATTACTGCGGGCAGGCCCTTGAGAAGCGCTTTAACGGCTGGCCCAAGACCAGCGAGAAGTTTTGCCACCACGTCCGGAAGCCGCTGAACCAAAGCAGTTACCGCTTGAAGCAAAACGTCAACTATTGCTGGCGCGGCCTCGGCTATTTTCTCGGCGATAACTCCGAACAGGTCGCCGACCGAGCGCGCAAGTTGCGGCAGACGGGCTATGAAATTTGAGAACACCTTGTCGAATATTTTCGGCAGATTTTGAACGGCGTTTGATATGCCTTCGACAAGCTCGCCGAATAGCTTATCGAAATTCTCCAACGCCTTAACAAACTGTTGGGGCAGCCCTAAGACCGCTTGAAGACCCTGACCCAAAATGTCTATGAACTGCCCGCCGAATATTGTACTAAACGCTTTTGCGCCGTTTGCGATTGCGCTGCCGACCGATTTACCAATAGAGCCGAGCGCGCCAAGCACGTCGTCTGCAAATCCTAGGAGGTCGCCGGTTTCAAGCTTTTTAAAAGTCTCCTCGAATCCTTTGACTAGAGGCCCGAAAAGCTTGTCGCCTATTTTTGAAAACCCGCTTTCTAAGAAATTTCCAACGTCTTGAGTGAATTTATCTATGCCAGTTATCTTTGGCGTCAACGTAATTGTTGCGTCTTCTGCCGCTTTTTTTGTCTCAACGACCGCCTTTTTAACATCGATAAACGACAGGGCAAGCTGACCGACGAGGGTATTTTTCTTTGCCATTTTCTTAATGGCGTTGTCGAGTGTAAAGACGCTATCGGCAGCCTTTTCGTTTTCTTTAGCTACCCCGGTAATACGCTGTTTTGTTCTGCTGTATTTATCTGCTATACTTCCGATCAATCCAGGGATACCGAGAAACGCGCCAGCAAAGGAGTCTTTTAAAATGCCGACCGTATCTATGGTCTTTTTGGCCTGGTCGTCCATTTTCTTATTAGAGCTGGTTATCAATAGAAACCCTTTGACGAGTTTTAGCTGGTCATCAACGAGCTTTTCAAATACTAGCGCCACTACTAAAAGTATCTTACCGACTTGTTTCATGCTGTTTAATAGTGGTGTGAAGTCTGCCTTTTCTACATTATCGATAGTTTCTGCTAGGCCCTTATTTGCCGCCTTAAGAACGTCGGCAAAAGGCCCTTCGCCTTTAGTCGTAAGCGTAAGGACTAAATTTCCGAGGTTATTTCTTATCTTATCAACCTGAAACCCTATAGAGTTTTCAACGTCTGCGAAAGCGCGGTCTGCTGCGCCCGCAGATTTTGTCATGGCGTCTAAATTGCCGGTGAGTACCTTTGTACTCTCTGACGCAAGCGACTGAACAGCTAACAAAGCTTCTTTTCTGCCTACGAGTTTCAGTATCTTGGTAGCGTTACCATCTACAGAGTCGTTTAGGTCACGGATAAAATCATCGAATCGCTTGGTTCCAAGAGCCTGTACGTCAAACGCCTCGGCGACTGCGCCGCCTTGTTTTTGTATGTCGGCTTGGTTTTTAACCAACGCGCCCAACAAACTGTTAAGCGCGGTAACGGCTTCTGAAGTACTTAGGCCCTTAGTCGTGAGTGCTGCCACGGCTGCGGATACGTCAGAAAATCCAAGTCCTACTGACTTCGCTATTGGTAGCACTTTTCCGAGCGAACTCGCTAGCTCATCGACACGCGTTTTGCCGAGTCTCACCGCCGTAAAAAGAGCGTCTGCGGCAACCTCGGCGTCAAGGTTTTCCTCGGCATAAACATTCAGCGCGGAGGTGAGTATATTAACGGACGCTTCTGTAGATGATAGACCGCCAATGGCCAACTTGTTTGCGGCGATTAAAGTCTTTTGCGCCTTGGTTGCGTCGGTAATACCGGCTGATATAATCTGATAGAACGTTTTGGCCTGGTCTGTCGGTGCCGTGCCAAAAACTCTTGCCGTCTTTATAAGCTCGCTGCTGAGTTTCTGGTTAGTCCTTACTGAGTCGTTTGCGATTGAGCGGATTTCTTGAAGCGCTTTTGAAAATTCTCCCAGTTGCACTACTGCCGATTTGATGCCCTGGAATGTGAGAAAGGCGCTGGCTATGCCTAGAAACTGAGTCTTGAGGCCGGCGAAAGCGTTTTTAAGGCTCCTACCGACGCCCTCCATTTTACTTACTGACTTACTCGCTGTCGTCTGTAAGTTCTTAAGCGCGGTTTGAGCGCCCTTGGCTGATGCCTGTATGTTAATATTGACTGTCGCCATTACTTACGCCTTTTATTTTCTTCGTCTATCAGCTTGTCAATCTCTGCCGCTATCGTCAAAAAACAATCCGCTGTGAAACCGTCAAGCTGCCCGAAGTCGTCTGAGTATCCTAACTTCGCTAACCTCTGGCGAGCGTTGTACTCTGAAACCAAAGGCGCGGCCTCGTTAGTAAGGCCGGTGCCCTTATAAGCTGCGCGGGTCTGTGTTCGTAGCGCAGCCTTTAACCGTTTCCCAACGGTATGCCCTGGATGATAATCGTGGACATGTTGTTAATAAGCTCAGTGCCTTCTTTGCTGTAACCCAAATCATCGACCGTTTTAATTTCAAGCTCACCGCATTTTAAATTAACGGTCTTGACGTGTTTTTCAACCAAGTCAATTAGCTTAATGCCCTGCTCAACTTCTGAGCTTTTGCCGTCAACCATGATTTCTTTGGTTATAGTCATGCGCTCTTTATATGTCGGTATCTGAAGCTCAACGTATCCCTTGAAGACACACTCGACGTCGTTGCCTTCAAGGTCTTTAATCATCTTTGGTTCATACTTATAAAGTTTCATTTTTGGCCCCCGCTTTAAGCAGTGAAATTATACAAAACTAAGGTAAACTTCTCCGTTTCCTGAGTCGTCTACGTATGCCGTAAGCTCCATCTCAAGGGAAGCTAACCCGTCGTCATCGGTGACGCTAAAACTCGACACAACTGCGGTCGGGAGATAAAGGCAGAAACATTTTCCGGCCTGCCAACTTCCGCCTGACTTGGTGCCGCCGATGTAACAAAACCTGGTCTCTGAGTTTTCGCGCATACGGCGAAAAGCGTCTGCGTCGTGTTGGTTTAAAAGAGCAGATACCGATACGGTAACTTCCCGAGCGTTAATGATTGAGCCGGACTTGCCAGAAGCCGCACAAATCGACAAGATGTCGCGCTTGGTGTCTGACAGAGTAAAGTCAACCGAAGCCGCCTCGAAACACGTCAAATCGTCAACTTCGCCGATCAAACACTCGTTGTCTTTCGCAACGAGAGGATCGCTTGAGTCAAATGTCGGCGTGTAACTTGCTGACCAATCTTGCGCTGTGTCTGAGCTATAACTGGTCGCGGCTGAGTCATCGGCAGCGTCGTCGAATCCTAAAAGTGTCCCGATGTGCAAATCAGTGCCGTCTGCGCCCGAAGCCCCGGTTTTCCAGAGCAGCGTTAATACCGCAGACGTGGACGTTGATATTGTAAATTTTCCTGCGCTGTCCGAATAGCTACAATCATGTGTCTCGGCAGTCTGAATAGTATTCATTGCCGAGGCAATCGCGGCTGCCAGCTCGTGTGGATCTTTCCAAAAATCAGCGGCCACTGCCGTTGCGAACGTTCCGTTGTCGTCCGTGAAATCCAGGTTATAGTTACTTGCTGTAGTCTGCATCGGGTTGAAAAAATACTCAACGCCTTCGAGTGAATAATTTGAATTTATTAATTCGCCCGCCGCCACGCTCATAGAAAATTCTGTAACTCTCGCGCCGGCCATTAGCTGGATACAACCTTCATTTCCAACATAATTCCAAACCGATAGGGTCTGATGGCCTGAGTTTGCGGGGCTGTAGGTAACCGCACGGCCTAGTTCAACACCGACACCAGGAGCAACGGCTACGCCGAAGCCTAAGGTCAGGTCGTCTGAACTGATAGAATGGATCGGGCGGATATTGAACCCGTTCGTCGAGTCCTGGATTCTTAACGCTTCTCCGCGTTCAAAGCTTGCGCCTTCTGCCGCGTCTACTTTAATAACGCTGGTAGTACTCGCGGCAACGGTGTTATATTCAGCCGCCGATACAGACTCAGTACCAAATGCCGCTTTAAGCAGCTCGTTATAGTTCGGGGCCGCTGTCTGGTCGCCACTTGCCCGCAGGTAATGGCTAAGGCTTGCCGTCGGAGATTCTAACCCGACGATTGATTTAGCCTGCCCAAGCGAACTTTTAAGCTCTGCGTTCTCTAGGTTTTCAAACGCGGGCTCCATTGTGAAATCATCTTGAAGGGCTATAAAGTCAGTAGCGCCGGCAGGTATTACCGGTGTCCCTTCAGTGACTTCGGCCATTAAGGCCAGTACTGAATTTCTACTTTGAATACTCATGTCGTAACCTCCAGGTATTCAGTTGATATAAAAAGCTCAGTTAATAAGTACTTGTTACGGTCGCCCTCCAAGTAGGTTATAGCTGAACTGCCTAAATATAATGCTTTCATTGTTTTTCCAGATAGGTCGCTATCGGTTTCGATGGCTTTTACTATCTTAAATTTGTCTTCAATAAGCGCTTTCTCAAGTGCGGCGTGGCCGACTGCGTTGGTGTCTGTCGTTGTGACCTGGTTCATAATCGGGACGACGAACTGTTGGTCGATCGATACTTTATTGCATCCAATCTTGCGGTTTGTATTCGTATCGTCACCGAACGCCACGCCGTAGCCTTTGCGCAGGAATAGCTCCGTGTTTTCGTCTACGTTATAAGGGTCTGGAAGGCGCACGTAGTCAGTCAACGCCGCCTCGATTAACGTTACAAGTTGGTCATATATGTCAGTTATAGCTGTCATCTGCCTACAAATCCCGACCTTTGCCGGCGTTCTCTATACGATAAGTTGCCGTCGCGGTCGATATCTACGTTAAAAAAGGTCATATTAAACGAGTCGTTATATCTTGAGTTGGCGTCTTTTCTGTTCTCGATATATGCGCGGCCCATGCCCCGGTATATAATCTCTGCGGCCTTGTGTATGGCCGGGTCTTCAAATCGTTCAAAGTCTAATATCTGTGACGGTGATTTGATTATATCAGTTTTTCTGAGGTCGTCTATAAGGTCTTCTGCGGCGATAAAATGTTGGTCGTTCCAGTCTGTTTTGCCCGAAGCGAACGCAAGCTTAAGGTTAGCGTTATTGAGATCCGGGTATTCGGTATACATCGCGTCGTCGGAGGCGAATTTATGGCCTAAATATTTTAACTCGGTGCCGGCCGCCAAATCTGCACTGAAATTGATACGCAGCCAGTAGCGATTATAAATCCCCACGGCATCTACGCCGGTCACGTCTTCGGAGTCTTGCTCCATATCCCAGCCTTCGTTCCGATCGGTTTTCCACTGGATAACTCCGGACTGCGCAAGCGTTACACCGGCAGCCGACGTATGGTCTAAAAGGTCTACGGCTGAAACCCAGTCTTTATTAAACCAAATATCAACCGAAGCGATAGACGCCTGGTCGTTTGCGGTCGTTACCTCAACCCATAGATGGTTTAGCGGCATATCTGACGCGACGTAAAGCTTGTCGTCGGCTGTGACGTAGTCCAACGTTACCGACGAGCCTCTAAAGTTGTTGAGATCGACACTAAAGTCTATCTCGGTGCCGTTATCGTCGAATATAATCCTTCGATTAATTAACATCTTTAACCGCCTCGCTACTCTTAAGAAGCGTATATAATTGTTTTGGAGTGACCATATCTAGGTTATCAGGCCAGTCGATGTCGTCAATGATATTCATGTCTTTAACTGCCTGTATTAGTTC